CCGCCATAGGAAAGGCGGAGGATGTTGTGCAGCAGTTCAACGCGGCCTTCATCAAAGGTCGCCATGCTCCTGGCGCAACTTCGCAGCGTATCCTGGACAGCCTGAATTCAACGCGCACGCAGCTGTTCAACGATGCCGACGTGATCTACAAGCGTGTGGACGCCACGATTCCAAAGACCTCGACCGTCCAGTTCCCTCGCCTGACGCAAACGCTCGACGACGTTCTGGCCGAGGTTGGTGAAAAAGGCTTGTCCGCACAGGAAAAGAAGCTCTACGAGTTGGCCACCGACCCTTCCGTGACCTACGGCCGTCTGCTGCGCGAGAAGAACCTGATCGGCCAAGCAATGGCTGGCAAGGAGTCTCCTTACGGCAACATGGCCGCAGGCGACCTCAAGCGCCTTTATGGTGCCTTGGCCGAAGACCAGCTGACCAACGTTGGCCAGATCGGTGGTGATGCGCTGCGTCAAGAGCTGCGTGCAGCCAACCTGCTGACCGCCAAGCGCAAGGCCCTGGAAAACCGCATCGTCGGTGCCTTTGGCAAAGAGAGCGACGGCAGCGTGGCCACCCTCATGCAGTCGGCCATCAAGTCGGCGGCCAAGGGCGATGCGGCGCAGTTCAACAAGCTGATCAAGGTCGTGCCGCCTGAGTTGCGCAAGGAGACCATCGCCACGGCGCTGGCATCCGTCGCAAGCTCCGGCCGCGCTGCGCAAGAAGGTGCGTTCGGCTTTGCTGAGTTCGCCAAGACCTATCGCGGCCTGCGTGCCAACCCACCTGTTTACAAGCAGGTGATCGAGGTGCTCGGCAAGGATGCAGACCCAGTGCTGCGCGACCTGTTCGAGATCTCGCGCAGGATCACCGACGCACGCGCCCAGGTGCTCACCACCGGAAAGGCCAACCAGGCGCTGGTGGAGGCCATGAAGGCTGAAGGCTTGATCGGCAAGGTAATGCAAAGCACAACAGCCCAACGCGTCGTCACAGGTGCAGCAAGTGCAATCCCTGGCGGTGGCTTTGTTGCACCGGACATCGTGCAGTTCATGTCCAAGGGCAATGCAGATGCAGTGAAAGCTGCCGGTAAGCTATTCGCCAGCGACGACTTCCAGAAGCTGGCCATCGAGGCCGCGACCAAGACAGAGCCAAGCCAGGCCGTGCTTCGTCGCACTGCCGTAAGCAAGGCATTTGCCGATTTCGCAAACGCAGCAAAGCTGCCACAATCCCTGGACGCGAGAGTGCAGTGGCTGCAATCCGCTGTCCAGACAGGACGCCAATTTGACCAGGAGAACCAGTAAATGTCCGCACTCAGCATTCAGCCAACATTCCCGATCTTCACGGAGACGGATGGGCAGCCGCTGGAAAACGGCTACATCTGGATTGGCACCGCCAACCTCGACCCCCAAGGCAACCCCATCAATGTCTACTGGGACGCAGCGCTCACCATCGCAGCACCTCAGCCTATCCGCACTCTCAACGGCTACCCATCACGCAACGGCACACCAGGCCGTCTGTACGTTGATAGCGACTACAGCATCAGGGTGCAGAACAGCAAGGGAAGCCTGATCTACAGCGCTCCACAGGCCACTGAGCGCTACGGCAACATCATCAACCTGGCGGACATCAACTTCATCCAGGCTGGCGCTGGAGCAGTCACTCGCACTGCGCTCTCCAAAATGCGCGAGTCTGTGACCGTGCAAGATTTTGGCGCAAGCTCCAGCGCGACCGCAACAGTGAATAAAACAGCCTTCGACAACGCACTGGCTTCTGGCGCAAAGGTCGTTGAAGTCATCAATGACGGTGGCATCATGCTAGTCAATGGCACGATCAACGTGCCTTCTGGTGTCACTTTGATTGGCCAAGGCCTTCCGGTTATCAAGGCGGAAAACGGCTCATTTCCTTCTGGTGGTCAAGTATTCCAACTCAGTTCTGCCACAGGCTCTGTGATTGACGGGTTGAAGATAGACGCTAACCGACAGAACAACGGTGGCTTCATGTATGGCATCTACGGCAGTCTGTGCGTGAAATGCACGGCGGAAAACTGCTACGTTATCAACACCGAATACGGCATCTTGTTTGAGGGTGGCAACACTCTGAAGTTTACAGGCAACACCGTTGATGACTGCTTGTATTACGGAATTTCTGTAAAGCTGAATGATGTCGCAGCAGACTGCTACAACATCGTCATCACCAACAACGAATGCAAGAACATTTCAACTGGTGGCTCAGGGCCAGCCGTAGATGGTCAGGGCATCATTGTTTATGGTGCAACAGGCACAGACCCAGCCGACTATAAGAACATCACAGAAGTCATCATCAATGACAACATTTGCAGCAACTGCGCGGCTCACGGCATCACACTGATTGCGGTCAACGATTTTGTTGTAAATGGAAATAACTGCTACGACTGCGTTGGAAATACCGACTTTGGTTCTGGCATCTGTTTGAGTGAAGCGGTCTACAACGGCACAGTGTCCGGTAACACCTGCACCAACAACTACGATGCTGGCATTTTGCTAGATGTGGTTGACCAGACTGGAGATCGCTTCTCTTATGGTCGCATAACAGTGACAGGAAATTCATGCTTCGACAACTATCGAACAGGCATCAAGGTCAACTCTTTCCCTTATGCCGACATCACAGGAAACATGTGCTCAGACAGCATTTGGGGAATTTTTGTATCAAAGGGTGGATTTAACAATATTGTTGGAAACAATATCACTTACTGCTCAGAAAACGGTATTCGACTACCCGGCATTTCCGGTGCAGTATCGCCAGATCAATCCCAGATAATTGTCGCTGACAACATCATCGCGTATTGCGTAACAACTGCTGGCGATCAGTATTCGGCATTGTTTATGACGCAAATGAGCGGCGTAAAAGTTCAGAACAACATGTTCTCGTACAACACGCAGGATTTGACCGTTGACAGTACCTGCTCGGGCGTGACGCTGCTGGACAACAGATTCACCAGCAACATCTATACCGACACCTCTGTTTCGATTCAGCGATGGGAAGATGAGTTCAGAACCACTGCCGCTGGAAAATCATGGTTATCCACAGACTTTGGTGGCGATGGCATGACTTCCATTCGTGTAAATGCTGGCTTTACAGTTCCGCATTTTGGTTTGCGATGGGTTCCGCTTTTGTCAGTTTCTCCGGTCACCTCTGACTTAACAACAGCCATTTATCCCGGCTACGTTGGGCAAGAACTGACTCTGATCAACTACAACACGCAAGCAATCACACTCAAGCAAGGCGCTGCAATCGACAACATCGGCAACGCAGACGTTGTATTGGCTTATGGCGAGATGGCCAAATACACCTACACGGGCAGTCTCTGGCTGCAAACCACAGCAAAGATTGCAACCTCACTCTAAGGAGAATTTAAGATGGCATTGAGAAAACAGGAAAGCATTGAAGTGCGCCTTGTCGGGCAAGTTCAGATCACGTCCTACATCCGAGTTGCGCACATCACTGGAACAAAAAACGAAATCACAGCCAACGCTGTCTTTCACAAAGACAACGGTGACGGTGAAATGTTCAAGGCTGGCGCATACACCTTCAAGCCGAGCATGGATGACGGAAACTTCATCAAGCAGGCATATGAACATCTTAAAACTTTGCCGGAATTCTCTGGCGCAGAGGATTGCTGATCATGTTGAAAACAGTTTCTCCATTTAACACAGCGTCTCCGACTTTCTCAGGAGATGTCACGCTTTCTACAGGCAACCTTGTCATCGGCACTTCGGGCAAAGGCATCGACTTTTCCGCAACACCGGGTACAGGTACAAGCGAGTTGTTGTCCGATTATGAGGAAGGAACTCATACGGTAACGTGGACAGGTTTGACTGGAACTCCAACAAACACCACGATGTACTACACAAAGATTGGCCGTGTTGTTTATTTTTCATATGACACAGGCACATCCACTATTTCTGGAACTGCTGGATCACTTGGTTTTTCATTGCCATTTACGCCAAGTTATACATCGACATCCTCGCAATATCAAGATACATCCGCAGCACAGCAGCAATGTATTATTTATACAAATGCAAAAGTTTATGTGAGAACATTTAACGCAGTTGCGGACTCTGTTGTATTCAGTGGATTTTATTTTGTTTAAGGAAAAAATCATGGAAATTAAAAAGATCGCATTCGTTGACCAAATTGAAGTTGTTAAGTCTGGCATCGTTCAAGTGCGAACCAGAACAGACATCACAGAGGGCGACGTTCTTATCTCGTCATCGCTCCACCGTCATGTGGTTTCACCTGGTGACGACTACAGCGGCGAAGATACTCGCGTGCAAGCCATCTGCGCTGCCACCCACACCGCTGACGTGATCGCAGCATACAAAGCAGCCACTGCTGCACAAGGAGTCTGACATGGCCACCAATAGCCAAATTGCATTCAATCCACAAGGCAAGACCGTCGTTGTTGCAGCCGCAGGCACAGCCCCCACTGGCGTCCAGGCTCCTGTCTTTGAGAAGTTCAATCCCCAAGCCACAGGCCAGTACCGCTTCGTGAACGCAGGCACGACCACCGTGTTCTTGGGCACTGGCCCCACAGCAGCACTGGCCCAGGCTGCTGCCGTTGCTCCAGTGGCAGGCACGCCATCAGACGCCATCGTTTTGGTTCCTGGTGCAGTGGAGGTTATCCGCTTCAACAAGGACACATTCTTCAGCGGCCTTGCAGCAGCAGCAGCCACCGTCTACGTCACTCCAGGCGAAGGCCTGTAAATGTTGGAGGCCGACGTCATGGCGGATGGGAACGAGATCGACTTGGTGAAGTACGGCGTGCTCTGGCAGAAAGTCCAGGACATGGATCGAAAGGTCGACAAAATGGAACGCCAACTCGAAGAGCTGCTGGCCTTGGCCAATCGCTCCAAGGGTGGGCTTTGGATTGGCATGAGCATCGCATCGGCGTTTTCGGCCTTCGTTGGCTTTGTTGCCAGTCACTGGAAAAGCTGATGTACAAGCTCGGCGCACGTTCAAAGCAGCGGCTCAAAGGCGTGCACGATGACCTGGTGAAGGTTGTCGAGCGTGCCATTGAGATCACCACCGTGGACTTCACAGTCCTGGAAGGCTTGCGCGATCCTGAGCGCCAGAAGACGCTGATGGAGTCCGGTGCAAGCCAGACGCTCAACTCGCGCCACATAACCGGCCACGCGATCGATCTTGGGGCTTGGGTTGACAACCAGGTGGACTGGTCGTGGCCGCTGTATCACAAGATCGCGGCAGCCATGAAAGAGGCGGCCACGGAGCTAGACGTCAAGATTGTTTGCGGTGCGGACTGGAAGCGTTTTCCAGATGGGCCTCACTTCGAACTTGATCGCAAGTTCTATCCATGAGCACCTGACGGATGACCTTTCCAATGCGCTGCATCTCGTCAAACGTGAACCGATCACCGCGTGCAAAGTTGCATGGTGCACACGATGGCGCGACATTTCCTTTGATGTGCGGTTGGCTGTTGTCAATCCTGTCTAGTCCGCGTGGAATGTCGGTGGTGCCGCAATGAACACAAGGCTGCACAATCAAGGCCAGTATTTCGGCTGTCGTCATGTCACAGGCATCAACTCGCTCGTATGCTTTGCGCAGGAATACTGCGCGGCCTTTGTCCGTTTTTGCGTAGCGCTGGTTGCGTGCCTTTGCCTTGGCGCGTTGCTCGTCAGTCATCTGTCCCCATCGGTCGCTGCGATTGTCGCGGCCACGCTTGCGTTCTCGATGGCATTCCCGGCACTCGTAGGACAATCCAAGAGTTCGGCTTTTGTCGCGCATAAAGAAGTCAGCCGTTGCTTGGAAAATTTGACCGCACCTGTTGCACTGGCGAGTCGTGAATGTGTTGTTGGGGTTGCTGTTCATACCCCAATTATAAAGACGTTCCCCACAAATAGGAAATCCCCATGATCTGGCAAGCACTCATCCCCGTGATCGGCACCGTCCTGGAGAAGGTGCTGCCCGACCCCCAGGCCAGCGCAGACGCCAAGATCAAGCTGATGGAGCTGGCCCAGAAAGGCGAACTTGCCGTTCTTGACGCAGAGACCAAACTGGCACTTGGCCAACTTGAGGTCAACAAGGTCGAGGCAGGCACCGATATGTTCCGTGGCGGCTGGCGTCCAGCGACCGGCTGGGCGTGCGTTTTCGGCTTGGTGTACCAGTTCCTTCTTCAGCCTGTTTTGCCGTGGCTGGTGGCCGTTTGTGGCGGTTCTGTGCCGCCATTGCCACCAATCGACAACGAGACTTTGATGGTCTTGTTGACCGGCATGTTGGGCCTTGGCGGACTTCGCACCTTTGAGCGCATCAAAGGGAAAGCCTGATTGCAAGTTGTCTCCAGCTGCTTCGGCAGCTTTGCCCGGTCTCTGTGCCGGGATTTTTTCTATGACCGACGTTTCCGACCAAGCAACCATCCGAGAAGAACAAGAACGCGAAGCCTGCCTGCGCACCGCCATGGAGCCGCACCAGCGTTTGCAGCCGACTGGCCTGTGCCACTACTGCGAGGACGTGGTGGCCGACGACAGGCGTTTCTGTGGCCCTGAGTGCCGCGATCAATGGCAGACACATTCAAACGCAAAGCGGCGTGCTGGTCAGCTGTAATCCTGAACCGTGCCGCAGTTGGCGCACATGTGGCCTTCAGGCTTGATGTAAAACAGCTGGTTTCCGCATTTACACTCGCGCACCATGTCGCCAACCTTAGGCGCGAACTCGAACTTCCACAGGCCTTTGTGCGTGTGGCACTCTGGACACTCAAACCGCGTCTCGCCAACAGGAGCGACGGCCATCCATTCGTGGCCACACTGAAGACAGAAAGCCTGGCCAGAGCCGTGCGGGTCTGACTTTGGCCGAAGCTCGATCACGTTGCTCATTGCTGTTCCTTCTTTGCGAAGTCCTCGCACTTGCGCTTCCATCCCCACGAATCCTTAAGCCAGTACACAGGCGCGTAAAAGCGCGGCTTGTGCAGCATGGCGCAGATCAGGACAGGCTTGGGCAGTGCTCGCATGGTGGCTTGCCTGCACTCGTCGCAGTGCTGGGTTTTCATGGTTGCGAAACCCACACATGGCAGGAATGGTGCAGGCTTGTCTCGCGCTCCTGGTCTTGATCAATCGGCATCGGCCCGAGGTTCAGGCAGACATACCGCGTGCCGCTTGGCGTGCTGTAGTCTCGGCGCAGGAACTTGTAACGCTCGCCAGTGCGCACCAGGGTGAACTCTTGGCTAGGCATGAGCTGTCGCACAAACTTCCTCATTGCATCCTCGCTTGAATTGCTGTTGGGTCGATGTGCATCATCTGCTGAAAGTAAATCGAGAAGCTGGCCTTGGTATCTGCCTGCAGCGGCATGGCCTGGACGCGTTGCATGGCCTCCTGCATGGCGCTGTTCCAGCCGGACACAAACACCCATTTGGCTGCATCTTGTGGAGACAGGCCAATGTCGCCATAAAGCTGGTCGAAGTGCTGAAGCGCGTCCATCAGTACGCCTCCTCGGTCATGGCCTCTGCGATCTCCTGCTCGATGCGGTCACGGTCTGCGCTGGTGAGCTTGCGCTCCAGCCAGGCAGCCGGACGGCCTCGGCGGTCGAGCACGTCCCACTCGCTTTCGCTGTAACCGTAATAGTCCATGTCGCTTGCAGCGTTGTAGGAGTACGACCCCTGCACGCAGTCGAAGTGCGACACACCGATCAGGCAAGGGATGCCAGCCACGCGGCTTTCGATCTCTGCGATGTAGCTCATGACGACCACCATGCAACCAACAAGCAAGCCAGGCCGACACCGATGGCAACGGCCAAGAGGAACCCGGCAGCGGCTTCGCAGCGGCGCTCGGTCTTGCTGATGAACAAGCGGCGCTTGATCTCGTCGCTGTACGGGTGCTGAGTGTGCTGGTGATGTTTCATGCTTTGCTCCTTGGTTAAGATGCCCACATATTACCACAAACGCCCACAAGTGCAAGCATTAGGATAAACCCTATAAATCGACGATTTCAACGTCATGCGGTCGCTTCTTGCCGTCCAGGATTTCATGCAGGCGCTTTTCGGTCAGCCGGTGGCAGCGAACCATAACCCTGGCAGGCAACACCTCGATCAAGTCAGAATAGTCCTGCAAGATCGCACGCACGGCCACGATGCCTGCACCGTCCAGGCGCAGGGTCTTGCCTTCCTTGTTTCGCCTGCCTGCCATGGCCAGCGCGGTGATGGCATCCATGAGAAGACCGCTGTCGTCCTGGCAGACCTTCATGTCGACCACCAGCGTCTCGACCAAATTCACAGCGTCCGAACAGAGACGCCAATCATTCGGTGTTGGCTGATCGCCTTGCTCGAGCTGGTGCAGGGCTTCGTACATCTTGGTGAGCTGGCCAACCCGCCAAGCCTCTGGCAAAGGCTCGGTCGGGCTGGCGGCCATCTCATCCAGCAATGTGTACCGCTTCGGCCGTGGCTGGCGCTTTGGTTTCTTCACACGAACCCCGACAGATCTGGAGCAGCCCATCCGCTGGGCTTCCCAATTTTCCCGCCTGGCAGGATGACCGGCTTGCCGTCGACCAGCTTGGCGTCGTTGCTGGCCAGCACGGCCTGGTCGGCTCCATGCTTGTCAAAGCCTGCCAGGTACGCCACACCGTTGCCAGTGACCTCGCTGTCGCACAAGGCATCAAGCGCCTCGATGCGGTCGCTTGGATTGATGCTGGCCATGACCATGCCCTTCTTCAGGCCATTGGCCACACGCAGCAAGTCGGCCACGCTACGCTCCAGGCTTTCCGCGTCCTCGGCTGAATCGAAGTCCACACACATCAGGAACTCGATGAACTCCTCAAGGTGGCATCCGATCTGCACCGACAGCGCGGCAGGCACAGGAACCTTGCCGCAAGCCTTCAGCCAGGCCGCTGTGCGCTCAAAGTTACTTGTCTGGGCCTCGGATACCAGTCGCTCGTTTCGTGCCCGTAAAAGCCGGTTCTCGTATTCCAGCTCGGCCACCAGCATGTCCAGCTTCATTTCGTCTTCGGTCATGTGTTTTTCTCCAGCATGCGTTTGACTTCTTCATACACATCATTGCGCATGGGGTTGTCGGCTTCACGCTTGTCCCAACCTGCGTAGCGCATCTCAGTTTCGCAGCCTTGCAGCAAGTCATACATCTCGCGCAAGCAGTCCGCAGCCTTTCCATGCAATGGCCACTGCATTGTCTTTTCCAACATGGCGGCGAGGCGTAGAGGCTTTGGCATCTTGCCAAGGCGGAGCAATTCTTCGGTGTCATCTTCAGATTTATAGGTCATGGCTTGTACTCCAGGATGCTGAATGTCTTTTCAACTCGGTCAAGGAACACTGCCATCGCTGGCCGTGAACCGCAGGAAAGTGCCCGGCACGCGGCCAGGTGGATGGGTGAAGGCCTAAGGACGGCCATCAGGACATAGCGCTTGTCCATCAGTACCTCCAGATGGTCACATCGACCACCCAAAGGCACAGGCAGAACTGGCCTTGGTGAATGCCGCACACAAACAGCGGCCAGCGGTGCGTGAACCACTCCACGTCAAACTGCCAGCCTCGCTTCATGCTTTCACCTTCTCAAGGCCTTGCTTCAGGTAATGCAGCACCTGGGCAGACAGGCTGCGGGTGTTGCGCTCGGCTTCGGCCTTGAGCTTGGCCATGATTTCGTCCGGCAGGCGGACGGTCACGTATTGGCGTTTGTTTCCGGTTGTCATTCTTCACTCCTTACTGAATTCATATCCACGCTGACATACCAGTCGCGCAGTGATTGGGCATCTGCCAGCGCGTTGTGTGGATTTTGGGAAACCGTGTCGACGCGCAGAATCTGCATCGTCAATGGCGGCGTGTCCAGCCGTGTGCCAGGCCCAGTGACCAGCACTTTGCAGAACCACATGATGTCCTCTGGCCAGTCGGCAATGATATGCACGCTGTCAAACTGGTTGAGGAAATATTCCAACTGCTGTTGCAGAGATTGCATGACGATCCATGGCTTTGCGAGCTTTGGCATGACGTTTTCAGTAACCCATGGGTCTGGGTTTTCGCAGCCAAGCACCTCATAAAAACTGCGGCCATCCTCAGCAACCAGCGCCAGCGAGATCAGTTCTCCACCGTAGCTGTTCCACTCGCCATCGATGAAGATCCTCATGCTGCCTCCTGCGCTTCTTCAAACATGTCGGCTGTGGCACCAGCGCCAGCCAGCTCGACCGGAATACCACTGGTCAGCAGGCTCACCAGATCGTCTTGGCCAGCCACCTCGATGTCGAAGCGCGTCTGCGCTGCGTGCCGGATGGCCTGGGCCTGGTTGCCTGCGCGAATCAGGCGGTGCTTGTTGGTCTCCACGTCGGTGACCAAGTAAATGCGTGTGCTCATGGTTGCTCCTCAGAATTTCCAGGTGATTGCCTTGACTGCCCACATCTGTGCAGTCTGCGCTTCTGTGATTGCTACGCTGGCCATGCGTTTCACCTCGGGGTTGTCAGTCGAGTTGCGCAGGTCGTTCATCTGATTGATGGCGATGGCAAACGCTGCTTTGCAGGCGGTGACAGCATCATCATTGCTTGGGTTGAATGTCAGGCCAACGGCCTTCTCTCCGAATGTCATTTCACGTTTTTCGCTCATGGGTTTCTCCTGGTGGTTGATGGTCAAAATGGAATATCGTCGTCCATGTCGTCAAAGCCGGAGCCGTGCGACTGTGGTGCTGCTTGTGGCCTTGGTTGTGGCTTTGGCTGGCTGCTTGCCTGCTCGCCACCGGACACAAACTCTAGGTCGACCAATCGTGCCACCATCTTGGTTGCCTGCGTGCCGTCGCCTTTGGTGAAGGTCTGGATGCTCACATCTTCAAGGTATGCCACGATCTGGCCACCCTTCTTGATGTACGGTGCCAGCGACTCTGCGCGTTGGCCCCACAGCGAGGCATCGACCCACTGCGTCGGGCGCTTGCCGTCGTCGCCTTTTTTTCCGTAGGTAAACGCCAGCGAGACGTTGGCCACCGCAGCCCCGCCTGGTGTGTATCGCACCTCGGCGTCTTTGCCGATGCGTGCCAGTCCGTTTGCTTTCATGCTTGCTCCTTCAGTTTGTAAACCCGAACGACCCGAGCGTGGGCTGATGGGTGGGTTGCTTGACAATATCCAATCGGCTCGAAGGCGTCACCCTTAAAAACCGCACCCCAGGTGTTGGGGTGGTAATCGGCAGGCAGCTCCACACGCTCCCTGACCTCATTGATGGTGACTTGGCCAGTTGCCTCGGCCACCTCGATCGCAACCGACCTGGCATAAGCCAGCCAGTCCTCTCGGCCCCGAGCAACCAGGGCCAAGCCAGCGTCGCGCAGATCGCGCCCGTTCATGGCTTTTCTCCGATTGCTTTAGCAATGACTTCGTCAATCCGGCTGACTGACCATCCAATCGGTGTTCCATCTTCAACAATCATGTGCCGCGCTACTTTTAACGCCTCCAGCAAATCAGGTGCTGCGGCGATCAGGATGGCGTCTGAGCGGTTTCTGCAGTCGACAATTTCACCGACTGCACCGTTGGTGGTATTGGAGTCAATCAACACCACATTGCTGGATACCCCTGAGTCTAGAAACCATGGCCCCGGTGTGTGCTTGTTCATAAGCCCCTCCGCAGTTGAATCAGCTTGTCGACCGTTTCCTGCACCTCAGCCAGGAACTTGATCACCTCGGCCTCGTACTCAGCGATCAAGGCTTCGTCGCGTGGCACTCGTTTGATGAACAGCTGCATGTCATCGGGCATCCGTGGATCAAAGCTCACGAAGTCGCACCAGGCGCGGCCCGTGCAAGCCATTTGCCACTGCATCTGGGCCATGTACCCACTGGGCGCTTTGTCGGCCAACAGCGTGGCAATGTGCGTGCTGGTGTTAGGGCACTTGATCTCGACCAGTCCATCCTCGCCAACCAATCCGTCCGGCGAGGCTCCCGACATTTCAATGGTCGGGTGGGTGATCATGGCCACCTCGCCAACGATCTGGCCAGTCTCGGCCTCGTACACCATCCGAGCTTGTGGCTCGGTTTCGGTGCCGTGCTGCATGGCTCCGCTTTTGAAGGTGTCGGCGCTTTGGCCAGTCAGGCGCTCGGCCACCAGCTGCGCGAGGTAGTTGCCCCGGCTGGCCGAAACCCCGGTCTTGGTCTTGGCCATGATGTCAGCCACCCGGCTTGCGGTGACCTTGCCCAGGCGCTGGGCGAACCACTCAGGTGTGCCTTGTTCGATCATGCTTGCTCTCCTGTTGCTTTGGCGATGGCGGCGCGGACTTTATTTTCGACCACGCTTATGTTCATGTTTGCACCCGACAGCATTGCGTCGGCCAACTTCAGCGCCTCCAATAAGTTGCGCACCTCAAGGCGCAACCCGTAGATTTTTGTGTGTTGCTCTTGCGCCAGTTCAAAGAGGCGGCGCAGTTCAGAAGCGGCGGCCTCCTCCAGACTGGTTGGTGCAGGGTAATCTGGCATGGGCGCGCAAAGCTCATCAGCCAGCCGCAGTGCTTCAGGTTGCTCGCTCATGCTGCCCCCTGTGTGTCTGCTGTCTTGGCTGCCTTCTTGAGAGCTGGGCCTTGGGCTTGCCAGAAGGCTGCCTTGTGGGCTGACTTCGGCAAGGCCATGAACGCATCGGACAAAGCCTTCTCGCCTTGCATGGCTGCCTCGCGCATGGCTGGCAGGGTGGCCTTCTCAAACTCGGCGTAACCGTCCAGCACCGCAGGCGTGCGCTTGCTGGCTGCATTGCCGTCGTCATCCTCTGGCGCAATGCCGCAGGCTGCCATCAGGCTGTAGCGGCGTGCATAGGTCAGGGCGCTGCCGTACCCCTGGGCGTCATGCTTGACCGCTGGCACGTGCAGTTTGCCTGCGCTGTAGGTCTCACCGGACTCGTGCACAAAGACCGTTTCCACAATCACCCCGGCCTCGCACTCGTGGGTTTGTTGCACCAGGGCAATGCCGTTGTTGTTGAGGCCATCCATCACCGCCTCGACGCAGGCCGCAAGGTCTGCATACCGGCTTTTGAAGTGGGGGTTGCTGCTGGACTTCAGGGCTGGCCCGAACTCGCGCTGGGCTTTCACCAGGGCTGCTGCTATCTGCTTAATTTCCATCGTGTTTACCTTTCGTGGGTGGTTGTTGGTGAAACGAATCATAGCACAGTAAAAGATAAATTTATACAACCACGATAAAAAATCTTTTATTTTTTTGTTGGATGTGTGCTACAGTCACGGTCATGAACAAAGACGATCAATACTATGCGCAGGTCTTGGCCTTTGCCCGAAAGAGCCTCGGCTCATACAAGGCAGTGGCCAAGGCCATCGGTGCCCCAAGTGGCCCGGCTGTCCAAGCCTGGCTGATCAATGGCGTGGCCTTCCGGTGGCGTCCAGCCCTTGATAAAAGGTTTGGTGCCATGTACCGCAAGAGCTTGAACGACGTTGTGGTCTGAGGTAAAGTGATGCAAGACCCGGCTAGGGTGGGAGTAGCTACCCACTCGAAAAGCGAACCCTCTCCGCCTGCCGTTGGTTTTTTCTGAGAGGGACTTGAGATTGGGAAAAATGCACTATTACCAGCACCACATAGGTGATTTCATCAAGGACACCACGCACCTTGATGATCACCAGTTGGCCACGTATCTCCGGATGCTGTGGGCCTACTACACCAACGAATCACCGATCAGCGGAGACTTTGAAGATGTTGCGTTTGCAATGCGAACGGATGAAAAAACCGTGCGTTTGCTTCTTCGCCACTTCTTCACCGAAACACCGGATGGATGGCATCACACACGCTGCGACAAAGAGATTGCCGACTACCACTCCAAAGCAGAAAAAGCCCGGAACTCTGCGAACGCAAGATGGAAAAATGCAGACGCAATGCGAACGCATAGCGAACGCAATCCGGATGCACCTGTTTTTGATGCTAACCAAGAACCAATAACCAAGAACCAAGAACCAGTAATTAAGAAACAGGAGACAGGAAAGCAGCGCGGCTCGCGCTTGCCAGCAGACTGCCTTCTGCCGACTGACTGGTTTCACTTCTGCAAACAGGAACGCCCAGACCTTGTGCCCAAACAGGTGTTCGACGAGTTCAGGGATTACTGGATCGCACAGCCTGGCCAAAAAGGCGTTAAGACCGACTGGGATGCAACATGGCGCAACTGGGTGAGGCGACAGAACCAGGCCCGGACTGCTGGCCGCAACGAGCACAAGCACGCTGCAGCCTCCCGTGCAATCTTTGACGGGGTGTTTGACGATGAATAACCTCGCTGAAATGGCAAGCCAGGCCATCCAGAACGCTGGCCAACAACCCGCACCACGTGGCGACAACCCAACCATCCGCAAGCTGTTTCTGGTCTTGCACGGGTCTTACGGCAGCCTGTTCACCACAAAGTTTTCCACAGGCGAGCGCGACGCCAACGGTAAGGACAAGGGAATCCGCGCTGCCATGCTGGTTTGGGAATCGACCCTGGCCAAGTATTCACCGGACACCATCGAGACGGCTGCCAAGCGCCTGACCGAGGTTTGTCCAGAGTTCCCGCCAAACCTTCCACAGTTTGAATCGATCTGCAAAGCCGTGATGCCGCGCAAGACATTCAGCGACGACCAGCCGCGCAGGCTGCCACCGCCAGAGGAAAATCCCATCGGCCCGGTGGAGTTTGTGGCCATGAACGACGGGCGAGATTGGGCGAGAAAGATTCTGGCCAGGCAGGCAGCCGGTGCGCGAATCAGCGCTGGCAGCATTGACATGGCCAAAAAGGCTCTGCGCCTACAGGAGGGAGAATGACATGCCATCAATGCGAATCATCGAAACAACGGCCGCACAGTGGGGCGTATTCGTTCAAATGCGTGGAGTGCTGCTGCAGGCTGGTACTGAGCGCCCGGCCCGACAAGCGCCTGGCTGCGTCCATGTTGGCGGCCATCGAGCGATTTCCAGACAACCCTGGCCGGGAGCGCATCTTGGAGTCCGTGCGCCAGACCTTGACGAAACACCCCTCAGCGCCGATGAGTGCTGGATCGCAGTCCGGGAGTGCTTGACATGAACGAATGGCGATTCAGAACCAACTGGCGCGGCAAGCTCATTCTTCAGCGTCGCATCCGCACCATGCGTTTTCTCGGCCCTGGCGTAGAACCTGGATTTGAGTGGCGAGACGCTACCACTGAAGACCTTGGTTTGTACTACGCTGTGTTGGTAAAGGTGCAAGCATGAAACATCCATCTTATTGCTGCCAGAGATGCGGAGAATTGATTGGCTGGCTTGGGCGTCTGATGCCTTTTCATAAGTGCGAAAGGAAGCAGGCATGACCGACCGCATCAAAATCACGCTGTTCGAGCCAGTCCAGGCCCACAAAATCCTGACGCAGCAGATCTGGCCGCTGATCAAAGCATCCCTGATGGCTGGCCACCGGATGGTCGTTGAAGTCAGGAAGGAAACGCGCAGCCTGGAGCAGAACCGCAGGCTTTGGGCCATGCTGACAGACGTAAGCAAACAGGTGGACTGGTACGGACGCAAGCTCACCCCAGAAAACTGGAAGGATGTGCTTACCGCGGCATTGACCAAGCAAGACGTCGTGCCAGGCATTGACGGTGGATTCGTGGCGCTTGGAAAATCGACCAGCGAAATGACCAAGCCGGAGATGTGCGAGCTGCAAGATCTGATCGAGGCCTTTGGTGCGCAGCAGGGCGTGAGATTCACCGCACCAGAATACATCGACCAGGACACCGGGGAGATCACATGACGACGCAACTGGTCCGCGACTCCATGAAGCTCATGGCCGATGCAGGCATTGACATTGTGGACATCAAATGGTTTGACCTTAGCGGCGGATTCACCGATCAGCAACGCGCAGACCTGGACCCAGTGATGACGCACAGACCGCCATTTGATAAATGCTTTGTGGTTTGGAAAGGAAAGACCAAAACCCACGCCAGCTACGAAGTGCTGATGCTGGTGGCTGGAAATGACCCAGAGGACGGAATCACCGTCTCGATGTGGAAAGGCCCGACAGGAACCAGGCTTCGGCCAATTCCGGCCATGTTCTATTTCATCGAAGGCGACCAAATCCGCTACGGCGCTGTCAATGATGACGAGCCGGTGGACAAAGAATTGGCAGAATTAATGCTGGCGCAGGTCGGCGTTTGGTACGGCCTGATGGACCGCCGAATCGAGGCATACGTACCAACAGTGCGCGACACCTTCACAAATCGAAGGAAAATCCAGCAAGGAAAATCACCAACATATGACTGGACGACGGTCTACATTGAGCCTGCAAAACCACGATCGGACAGCAAAGGCGGAACACACGCATCACCCAGGCTGCACGACCGCCGAGGACACCTACGCAGGCTGACCACCGGAAAAAACGTTTGGGTCAAGGCCTGCAAGGTCGGTGACGCCAGCAAAGGTGCAATCTTTCATGACTACAAGATCAAGGCGGCATCATGATCGGCACCAAGCACGACGGAAAAAAGCCACGCTGGAGCCTTTTGCCTGCCGGAACCGTCCAGCAGATCATTGCCGTCCTTGAGTTCGGTGCAGCAAAATACACCGAGAACAACTGGCAGCACGTTGACCAAGGCCCAGAGCGCTACTACGACGCCTTGATGCGGCACGTGCACGCCTGGCGCGACGGTGAGAAAAACGATCCTGAAAGCGGCCTGCACCACCTGGCCCACGCTGGATGCTGCCTACTGTTCATGCTTTGGCTGGACGACAGGGGCGTCAAATGACAAAACCAGCCAAGTGCAAAGTCTGCCAGTGCGCCTACACTAAGACCAGGCCACTGCAAACGGTATGCAGCCCACCGTGCGCCCTTGTGCTAGCCCGACAAGCCACAGAAAAATCCCAAGCCAAGGAGCAGGCCAAAGACCGCAAGGAGACCCGCCAGAAGCTGGACGCCATGCAAACCAAGCCGCAACTGACCAAGAAAGCGCAGACGGCCTTCAACGCATTCATCCGCGCAAGAGATGCGGGTAAACCCTGCATTTCCTGCGGCACGCCACTGAGCAACGAGCCGAACACCTACGATGCTGGACACTACCGATCAGTCGGCAGCGCACCGAATATGAGGTTTGTCGAGGACAACTGCCACGGCCAATGCAAGCACTGCAACAACTACTTGGCCGGAAACCATGTGGAATACCGCAAGCGCCTGGTCGAACGAATCGGCCTGCAAGCCGTGGAAAGCATCGAGAGCGACAACACGGTGCGCAAACACTCTCACGAAGGCCTGATCGAACTGGCCAAACACTATCGGGCGGCAGCGCTCGCAACCAAGAAAGGGAAACCATGAAAGCCATCATCATCCTCGCCATCACTTTGGCCGCCACCTTTGCCCAGGCACAGACCACAACCCGGTGCGTCAAGAACTGGGACGGAAGCGTAACCTGCACCACCACCCGCAACGGTGGCTTTTAACCAAGGCCAGAAAAATGAAACTTCCAGACACACTCGAAGCCATCCAGATCGATGCGCTCATCCCTTACGCACGCAACAGCCGGACACACAGCGACGCGCAGGTGGCCCAGATCGCTGCATCCATCAAGGAATTCGGATTCACCAATCCGGTGCTGATTGATGGGGGGGGGGGATCATTGCCGGACATGGCCGAGTGCTCGCTGCACGCAAGTTGGGCTTGACCGACGTGCCGTGCATCCGACTCGACCACCTGACCGACGCGCAAAAACGCGCTTATGTTATTGCCGACAATCGACTTGCGCTGAACTCTGGTTGGGACACTGAAATGCTCAAGGTGGAGTTTGCCGACCTGCAGGAGCTTGGTTTCGACCTGGAGCTGACCGGCTTCGACATGGACGAGATCAAGGAGCTGCTGGCACCTGTGGGCACGGAAGGATTGACCGATCCGGACGATGCCCCACCGCTGCCCGAGAACCCGCGCACCCGGCCCGGTGACATTTGGGTGATGGGTAAGCACCGCCTCCTGTGTGGCGACAGCACCAGCGTCAGCGACTTGGAAAAGCTCACCGACGGCCAGCTGGTGGACATGTGGCTGACCGATCCACCTTACAACGTGGCCTATGAGGGCAAGACCAAGGATGCGCTCAAGATCAAGAACGACGAGATGGGAGACGACCAATTCCGCCAGTTCTTGCGCGATGCTTACACGGCAGCCGACATGGTGATGAAGCCCGGTGCTGTGTTCTACATCTGGCACGCAGACTCCGAGGGCTACAACTTCCGAGGCGCTGCCCAGGACGCAGGCTGGAAAGTCCGCCAGTGCCTGATCTGGAAGAAGTCCAGCATGGTCATGGGCCGCCAGGACTACCACTGGAAGCACGAGCCGTGCCTGTACGGCTGGAAAGAAGGAGCCGGGCACCTTTGGGCTGCCGACCGAAAGCAGACCACCATCCTCGAGTTCGAGAAGCCATCCCGCAACGGAGAGCACCCAACCATGAAGCCCGTGGCCTTGTTTGAGTACCAGCTCCTGAACAACACCAAGGGTGGCGACCAAGTCCTGGACAGCTTCGGCGGCTCCGGCACCACCTTGATCGCAGCCGAGAAGAACGGCCGCGTCGCTCGCCTGATGGAACTCGACCCGAAGTATTGCGATGTGATCGTGAAGCGTTGGCAGGATTTCACAGGCAAAATAGCAATTCACGCAGAAACTGGCGAACCTTTCGCGGAGGTTACAAATGGCAAAAACACCTGAAAAATCCACCCGACTGCCTAAAAAAGAGGCAGTTCAACCCAAAAAGAACGGCGGCGCACGTCCTGGCGCTGGCCGCAAACCCTTTGAACCGACCGATGCCGAGCGCAAGCAAGTGGAGGCAATGTCGGGTTATGGCGTGCCTTTTGAGCAGATCGCTGCCCTGATTCGGGAAGGCATCTGCATCGACACACTGCGCGACAAGTTCGCCACTGAGCTGGTGAACGGCAAGGCCAAGGCCAACGCCCAGATCGGCAAGGGCATCTTCCAGAAAGCCATGGCAGGCGACACGACCGCGCAGATTTGGTGGTCGAAGTGCCAGATGGGCTGGAAAGAACCGCCCAGGCAGCTGGAGCACACCGGCAAGGACGGCGCACCGATTGCCGTGGCCACCCTGGACGTTTCCAAACTTGGCACCGAGGTGCTGGCGCAGATCATGGCCGCAAAAGATGCAACTGACGCAAGCTGACCTGCTGGCCATCGAGCGCGAACTGTGCAAGCGCAGCCTGGCCGAGTTTGCCAAGCGTGCCTGGCGCGTGCTCGAACCTGCTGCGCAATTGAAGTGGGGTTGGGCGCTGGACGCCATCTGCCTGCACCTGGAAGCCGTGACCAAGGGCGAAATCACCCGCCTGCTGATGAACGTGCCGCCCGGCTCCATGAAGTCCCTGCTGACCGGCGTGATCTGGCCAGCCTGGGAATGGGGGCCAGTTGGCCTGCCTGAGATGCGCTTTGTTGGCACGGCCCACGAAGAGCAGCTGGCCATCCGAGACAGCCGACGCTGCCGCGACCTGATCAAGTCCGAGTGGTTCCAGAAGCTCTGGCCGCTTGACCTGTTGGCCGACCTGGACGGCAAGCGCGAGTTCGGGAATACCCGCAAGGGCATCCGGCAGGCCCGAGCCTTCACCAGCATGACCGGCGTGCGAGGCGACCGCGTCATCCTGGACGACCCGATCAGCGCCGACAACGCCAACAGCGCGGCCAAGCTGGAGGCCGCCCGGATTGCCTTCACCGAGACCCTGCCAACCCGCGTCAACTCCGACAAGTCGGCCATCGTGGTCATCATGCAACGCCTGAACGAGAAGGACATTTCCGGCGTCATCAAGGAAATGGGCCTGCCGTACACGCACCTGTGCATCCCGATGCGCTTCGAGCCTGAGTTCCGGTGCACCACCAGCATCGGCTGGACTGACCCGCGCACCAAGGAAGGCGAGCTGATGTTCCCCGAGCGCTTTGGTGAGACGCAGGTGGCCGAACTGGAAAAGACCCTGGGCACCTACGGCACGGCCGGACAGCTCCAACAGCGGCCAGCACCCCGAGGCGGCGGCATCATCAACACCGACTGGTTCGGCTACTGGTCGCACGTCCCGCAGCTGGAGTTCCGCTTCATCACCGTGGACACGGCCCAAAAGACCGCCGACCACAACGACTGGTCGGTGCTGCAGTGTTGGGCACGCTCATCCATTGGCAAGGCCGTCAAGCTCGACCAGGTGCGCGGCAAGTGGGAAGCGCCCGAGCTTCTGGTGCAGGCCCGTGCCTTCTGGCTCAAGCACCTGAACGACCCGAGGCCACTGGCCAACGCGGCCACCATGCGCGGCATGTACGTCGAGGACAAGGTTTCAGGCACCGGCCTGATTCAGACCCTGCGCAGGGAAGGCCTGCCGGTCATTGCCGTGCAGCGCAACAAGGACAAGATCAGCCGAGGCTACGACGCGGCACCGTTCATCGAGACCGGCAACGTGCTGCTGCCGCAGGACGCGCCATGGCTTTCGGACTTCCTGGCCGAGGTTGCGGCCTTCCCGTCCGGCGCTCACGACGACCAGCTTGACCCGATGTTTGACGCGATCAACCTGGTGCAGCGCCTACCGGCAAACAAGGCGGCGATGGTCAAACCATTGCCTACCGTGTCGAAATGGTGAGAAAATACTTGAAACG